TCTCTAGACGGTGGTGGTGCTGGTGGCCCAGATCCGGGGAACAAGAAGTCAGGAAAGGTGTATAGCCGTTCCGACCTAATGCGCCTCCGTATCGAGAAGCCAGAAACTTACTACAACGAAGACTTCCAGCAGGAAATTACCATTGCCTACGCGCAAGGTCGCGTAAAGTAGCCCTCTCTCCTCCTCTCTCCCCTCTCTGATTCTCAATCTCCCAACAGGACTAAAACATGGCTCTTGGCACAAACAATATCGTCGTATCCGCTGTTCCGAACTTTGTACCGGAACTGTGGAGTGATGAGGTTATCGCCGCCTACAAGGCGAATATCGTTGTTGCTCAGCTTTGCAGAAAGCTGAACTTCCGCGGTAAGAAGGGTGGAAGCATCCTAATCCCGACCCCAACCCGTGGACAAGCCTCAACTAAGGCTGCGTCTACACAGGTTACGCTTATTGCTCACGGTGCGGACGCTGGTCTAACTGTGCAGATCAACAAGCACAAGGAATACTCACGTTTCATCGAAGACATCGTAGACGTGCAGGCTATTGCCTCTCTGCGTCGCTTCTACACTGACGACGGCGGTTACGCCATTGCCAAGCGTGTAGACCGTGACTTGATCCTTCAGTGTGCGACTTCTGGATTGGCTGGTGGTACTATCGTAGAAAATGCGAATGGTAACATCGACGTATCCAGCGTGTTCACGAATGCCCGTATTGGTGACGACAGCGCTGGTTGGCTGTCTGCTGGTGCCGGAAACGACGTGGACTTGTCGGACCTTGGTATCCGCCGTTTCGTTAAGCGTCTAGACTCTGTAGACGCCCCGATGGCGGGCCGCTTCCTGCTTGTTAGCCCGAACGTAAAGGCTGACTTGATGGGACAGGCGCGTTTCACTGAACATGCGTTCACTGGTGAAGCAGCGTCGAGCAACACAATCCGTAACGGCTTGGTTGGAGACACATACGCGGTAAACGTGTACGTGACTAACCAGCTTGCACAGGTTGGTGACGGTAACGGTACCTTCGCTCACGATCTTCTGTTGATGTTCCAGCGCGACGGTCTTCTGCTTGTAGAGCAGATGGGCGTTCGTACACAGACTCAGTACAAGCAGGAATGGCTTGCTGACCTGTTCACAGCCGATATGATTTACGCGACTGCGGGTCTCCGTGGTACGTCGATTATCCCGATTGTGGCTCCTGCCAGCTTCACTGACGGCTAATAGTCAGTAGATACGGCCCTCCTTAACCGGAGGGCCCTTTCTAAAGGACTCAATATAGAGTCCTTCATTAAGGGAGACAAATTCATGCTTACGAAAGAAGATTACGCCAACCTGTCGGTTTTCCTATCCCGCGCCCCGTATAACGGTCTACAAGAAGCCTCGGTAGCGCTGGTACTGTTTCAGAAATTGCAAGCACTGGCCCAGCCAGACCAAGTAAAGGAAGTCCCCCCAAGTGGCGCTGACGACACTAAGAACGGTGATAAATAGAGTTCTCACCGCTGTTGGTGAAACTCCTGTCGCTTCCATCGTTTCGGACCTTACAACTCTAGTCCAGCTTAAGGCGCTGGAATTCATTAACCAGATCAAAGAGGAAATTGAAGAAGCTAGCCAGTGGCGCTCTCTGCGTCAGACATTTGCAGTAACAATCGCCCCGAACACGAATTCTACCGCTATAGCGGGTACAGACGAGCGTGCAAGAGTTATCCGTATACCTGCTCCGCAGGCCGGACAGCTAGTGCCGCTCGTTTTTGACGTTACGGCGGCTAATAATCAGATAGCTCTCTTTGAAATCCCCCTAGCTGAGTTGCTGTATCGTGTTAAGCAAGACAGCGGGCAGACCGTAGTGCAGCCTGACCGCTTTGCGGTAGACAACACTGCTGGGCAGTGCGTGCTTTATGTCTATCCTACGCCTAACACTAGTCGCAATATCTCAGTTAGTATGCACGTTCCGCAGCCTACCCTAGTTCACACGGACTTGGATACAGGCATTCTTACTCCTACTCTACCCCTGATTAAAGGGGCGGTATGGTACATACAGCTAGACCGTGGAGAAGAAATGGGACCGGGCGGGGCATTCACAGAAGAACGCTACCGTACGTCTCTAGACGACGCTATTGCCCGTGATAACGCGGAATCTGGCACTGGCGATCAGCTTGTAACCGATCAGATCCCTTGGTGGGGTATGATAGGTGGACAGCAGTAATGACGGGCCGTTTGGTCCGCATAGGCCCCAGTAAGCAGCTAATACCACTCACTACCGCTGCGCCGGGTAATCGTGGACTAAATCTACAGCAAGAAAATACTGTCCTTCCTCCGCAGTGGTCTACTGAAGCCCTGAATGCGATCATAGACCAGAGCCATAGAGTGGCTTCTCGTCTAGGAAACAGCACGGTTACGACTGTGCCTATTGCCGGTAGTCCTGCTATCAGAACTCTATGGGAACAGCGCAGAGCAGACGGCACTGGCGAGATTATCGTAGCATGGAACGGAGACATAAGTAAGAGCATAACCAACCCTTCTGCTAATAGCATCAAAGGGGCGGTAAACGCTGCTAATGGTTCATGGCATTTCGCTAACTTCAATGACAAGGTTATTGGCTTTCAACCGGGTGGTACAGTTGCGATTGTGCGTAGCACAGGCAACTTTGCTTACATTGTGGCATCGAGCGGCACTGCGCCTACGGGCTCCGTTGGTACTGCGGCTTTTGGCCGCGTTTGGCAGTTGGACGGCGACGGTCATACGATCAAATATAGTGGGCTGCTGAACGAAACTCAATGGGCTTCTGGCGGTGCCGGACAGATAGACATGCAGAATATCTGGACTAATGGCACAGATGAAGTCATCGCTATAACCGGATTCAACCATACGCTGGTTGTATTCGGGCGTAGACATATAGTGTTCTTCGGGGATAATAACCCTACTGCCCTTGGTCTAGATGTTACCACTCTGCGAGTGGTAGACCTTATAGAAGGCTCTGGCTGCGTATCGCAGCACACCGTGCAGAAGATAGGCACTACGGACTTGATATGGCTATCTCCTATTGGCGTGCAGTCTATGGGTCGTCTTATGATTCAAGCCTCACGTCCAGTAGTTCCTCTGACTAAGTACGTTCGTGATGCTCTGATAGGCCAACTAATGGCCCAGACAGAAGACAATATACGCTCTGTCTATTCTCCTACTTACGGCTTTTATCTAGTCAGCTTTCCCGCATCTACACAGACATGGGTTGTAGACCTACGCCATCCATTCCAAGACGAAGACGGAGATACAGTCAACGCCATAACCCGCTGGAATATAGCCCCTACAGCTATGATCGAAACCCAGCTACGTCCTCTGTACTTTAGCGGTGTAGCCGGCGGTACTGTAGGACAGTATGTAGTCGGCGGAGACAATGGGATTGCTTTCCATTTCAAATGGCAGTCCACATGGACAGAATTTGGTGAAACCTATGCCTCCCGTCTAAAGATCCTAAAGCGCCTAGGGGCGCTGTTGCTAACTACTACAGCATTGGTTGTATCTTTTACTTACTTCGTAGACTTCGATATAACGGGTATAGTCGCCGCTGGCAATACTGGCGGAGGAACTAGAGCCGAGTGGGGTATAGCCGAGTGGGGGATTGCTGAATGGTCAGGCGGTAGCCTGCTACAGCTACTTCACGTTCCGGCCTATGCCACGGGGCAGTATTTCCGATTTTCAATCGAAGCCGACGTGTCTAATAATTTCGCTGTTCAAACCAGCGCGTTTTACGCAAAACTAGGAAGCATCGTCTAATATGTCGAACTACACGCAGACTACGTTCTTTGCTCCGAAGGATGCCCTTCTTACGGGTAATCCTCTTAAGCTAATTAAGGGAGCGGATGTAGACCCCGAGTTTGCTGCTATTGCCGCTGCGATTACTACCAAGTATGACGCAACCAATATCAGCAGTGCTCCCGTGGGCTTTGCAGACGGTACGGTTAACGCGCCGGGAATTACATTCGCCGCTCAGACGAATGTAGGATTCTTCCGTATTGGCACTAGCGATCTAGGCATAACTGTCAATGGAGTACAGGTAGTAGACTTCAAGACAGGGGTTATTGTAGGGGCTCCTACAGGCGGAGACAAAGGGGCAGGAACCGTCAATGCTACCGGATTGTTCGTTAACGGCGTAGCCGTAGTTACTAGCTCGCCTGTTGGAGCTAATCCGACAGCATTAGTGGGACTTGCTGCGGTCAACGGTAGTGCCGCCACCTTCTTGCGGAGTGACGGGGCTCCTGCACTGAATCAGGCAATCGCTCCTACGTGGACAGGCAACCATATATTTTCTGGTGCTGGTATTCCTGTAACAATTACGGCTGCTGCTGGGCAAGATGCTCTACACCTTGATAATACGGGGGCACAATACACTACTCAGTATTGGTTTAATAATGGCGTGCTAAAAGCTGAGGCATATTGGGATAATAACAATACTACGCTGCGTATCGGGGCTATTACCGGGGTAGGTATTACGGCCCTCGTATCTGGTGGCGATACTGTACGACTATCCATTTCTGCCGCTGGCAACGTTGCAATCAATGCACCGAATAGCGGTACAACACTAGTTGCGAATATCCTTGATAATTCTATAGGAATGGACTTCCAAGGTGCAAGTGGTACTACTGGTTGGTATCAGCGTTTCGCATCTAATGCCGGAACTGTTAGAGGGTATATTGGAATTGGTGCTGCATTATTTACCGGGGGAGTAGCCGCTGACTTTGGCATTGCCTGTGTTTCTGGAACGCTAAGACTAAGTGCGAATGGTGGAGCGACGAGCCACATTCAGATAACCAATGCCGGCAACGTCACTATCGCTGCGCCGAGTAGTGGGACGGCACTTACAGTTGCCGGGTTTGGTACGACGGCGGCTTTGAAAGCAACGACCTCTGCGGGAGGGATTGCTGGTCAATTTACTGCTGCTGTAGGTGCCAATCCCGGAGGTGTGGTTTATATTTCCGATGCATCCCCAATTCTGCGTATACAAGATACGGGGGCTAACGGCAGTATTATAGAACTAACTGTTAATAATACGACGGCAATTATCAATAATAATTGGAATGGTTCCGCCATTCCACTATCTATCCGTATCCTTAATACAGAAGCCATTGGTATATCTACAGCACGAAATGTTACTATCGCGCCGCCGAGCAGCGGCGTCGGGCTGACTGTAGGCGGCGTAAGCGGAACACACTCCACTAAAATAGCAGACTCCGCAGCAGCGTCCTTTAACGCCGGTTTTCTAGAAATACCTGTCAATACACAGAATGCAGCCTATACAACCGTGTTGTCAGATTCCGGTAAGTCTATTTATCACAGTGACGGTACAGCCAGAACTTATACCATTGATTCTAACGCTAATGTTGCCTATCCTATAGGCACTGTGCTGACTTTTGAAAATGACGCTTCTGCTGCGGTGAACGTAACCATAGCTATTACATCTGATACATTGATTCTAGAAGGCACAGGAACTACTGGAAGCCGTACTCTAGCTCAGTTCGGCGTAGCTACAGCACATAAGGTT